ACTTCCATTTTAATTGATACTACGGATGCAGCTACCAAAGATATGCTTGCAATAGATTTAAGCACATCTTCAGTTAAGTATAAATGTGGCAATACTTTAACCATTCGTTATTGGTCAGGAGGAGAAGTGCAAATATCAAAGACTTTTAGAGTTATTCCAGTTTGTGAGCCTAAATATACACCAGTAGAATGCGCTTTTGTTAATCGTTTTGGAGGTTGGCAGTTTCTTAAATTCTTTAAGGCTCAGACAAATGCAATCAATGTCGAATCAACTACATTTAAGTTAATGCCTGATGCTATTGATTACAACACGAGTAAACCACAAAGCACATCTTTTAATATAAATGGTAGTCAAGTTATTAGCTTAAATACTGGATGGGTACCGGAAAATTACTCAGATTTAATTCAAGATTTGTTACTTTCTGAAGCAGTATTGCTTGATGGCAAACCAGTTGAATGCAGAACGACAAGCACTAATTTAAAAACTTCATTAATGGATCGTAATATAAATTATACGATTGATTTTGAATACGCTTATAACTTAATTAATAATGTAATTTAATGATAGTAGTAGGGATATACATATATGTTGGTGGAGTTGCTAAAAGGCTTGAATTATTTTCTGATGAGAATGTAAGCATAACAAGCTCTATTCAAGATGTTAATGATATAAGCAAGGTATTTACCGATTTTAGCCAATCGTTTACCATTCCTGCTTCTGAGCATAATAATTCAATATTCAAGCATTGGTACGACAATAGCATTGATAATGGATTTGATGCGAGGCTTAGGGTTAATGCTTATATTGAGTTAGATACTATACCTTTTAGAAAAGGAAAGATACAATTAGAAAAAGCACAATATAAAAATGGTGTAATTGATAATTATCAAATTACTTTTTTAGGTAGTTTAATTAGTTTAAAGGATGCTTTTGCAGCAAAGCAGTTAAAAGATATTGATTTTAGCGCATACAATTTCACTTATAATGGAACGGTAGTAAAAAATCGTGTAACTGGTGGAGTTACTAACGATGTTAAATTTCCTTTAATTACTTCAAAAAATGTTTGGCAATATGGTGGAGGTGGAGCTTCAGTAACTAATTGGGATATATCAAATACTGCAACTCCTATTTATGCTTCTGACTTATTCCCAGCAATGAAGATTGCAAGCATATTTGATGCAATAGCTTTAAATTTGGGATTGACATTTGAGGGGGATTTCTTAACTGATTCAAGATTTACTCGTGCTTTCTTGTGGCTAAAAAATACTGACTTATTTGAGCAGAAATTTAAGCTTACAAAAATCAATTTTCAGACTAATACATCTACTACTGGAACTCAGGGTATGTTCAATGTATTTACTGACACACTTACTTATACAAAGCCAGTTGCTCCAGCTTTTTTAAGTCAGAGTAATATTACATTTACATTTACTACATCAGGCACTCCATTTACTTTTTATGTTTTTAGGAATGGAGTTAAGTTAAATGAGCAAAGTTATTTAACTCAGACATCGCCAATGTATTTAGAAGTACCATTAGGAGAATCAGGCGCATATACATTTCATATCTCAGCTACATCGCCAGTTACTTATACATCAGTTTATTACTTTGAAACAAAAGTAGGGGCAACTACTACATCGGATGTTACGGTAACACAAAGCACAAGTCAGACTACGGAAACTATTTTAGATATAGCTTCTTATATGCCTGATATAAGCTTGGAAGATTTCTTTACAGGTGTTTTAAAGATGTTTAATCTTACTTGTTATTCTACCGAGGATTCAGTATTTAGAATTGAGCAAATAGAAGATTGGTATAACGATGGAGAAATTAAAGACATAACAAAGTATGTAATTACCGATGATTTAGAAATAGCAAGGTCAAAAGCTTACAAAAGAATTAAATTTAACTACCAGCCAAGCGAAAGCTTTATGAATAAGCAATACTTAGGAATTGCCAATCATGAATACGGAGATTTAAATTATGAGCTTAATAATGATGGCGAAGATTATGAGATTTCTATACCATTTGAAAACTTGTTATTTCAAAGATTCACTTCTACTGATTTACAAGTAGGATATTCATTGCAAGTAGGTTTTGATAATTACATTCCAAAGCCAGTTGTACTTTATGATTATGGTACAATTACTTCTACATCGTTTAAAATTAATGATGGATCATCTACTACTACTGCCTCCTCTTACAATGTTTTTGGGCAGGATACCGATATTAGTGGAGTTAATTGGACAATAAATTTTGGAGCTGAGCAATCATCATTTACAAACTTGATTGAAACCAATAGCTTGTATTATAATTACTATGCTGAGTATGTTAACAATATCTTTAATATAAAGGCTCGAATTATCAAGCTTAAAGCAATTATGCCAATACCAGTATTATCTGCTCTTAAATTAAACGATAGGCTTATTATAAGAGATAAGAGATACACAATTAATTCTTACACTACTAACTTAACTACTGGCGAAGTTGATTTGGAATTACTTAACGATTTTAGAGTTGTAATATGATAAAACACATAATTGATTTACTAATCATTGATGACCATTTTGCTAAAGCAGAAGTTATCGAAATAGCAAAAGGGAAAAACCATTTGCCTAATAATTTTAAAGATTTATTTAAACTATTTAAGAGAGAATTGAAATGGCTGAAAAGAAAGAATTTGAATTAGAGATTACCAGCAATATTGATAAAGTTGCTTCAAAATTAGATAAAGTATCTTCCTCTCTTGATGATATTAAAAATTCAGCTAATCAAGTTGATTATTCTTTAAATAAGGTTGAAAAAAATGTTGAGGATATTAGTAAGTCAGGTGTAAAGGCATCTAATTCACTAAGAAAAATGGGTGCTTCTATTAACTCAATAGGAACATCCATCAAAACATTAGGTATAGGAATACTTGCTGCTCAATTCGATGATTTTAAGGATGCCTTAACAAGTTCAAATGAAGTAGCTGATTTATATAGCAATACATTAAATATAGTAAAAAGAGGCGCAAAGGATTTAGGCGATTTAATGTTTTCAGGAAGATTTGCTTCAACTACATTTGATGCAATTAAATCTTTTGTTACCAATCCTCAATCAGCTGCAATTAACGCTGCAACTTATTTTAAAAATGCAAAGGCGCAAGCAGTTCAAGTTACTGATTTAACTAATAAGGCATTATTTGCATCAGTTAGACAACAAGGTATTTTTGAGCAATATGATAGACAAGCAGAGGAACAAAGAAAAATTCGTGATAATGAATTGCTTTCTCTTGATATAAGAAATAAGGCTAACGAAAAGCTTGCAGAAATTATTTCTAAGCAAAGAGCCGAAATGCTTTCACAAGCACAAATACAAAAAGATGCTGCTGCTTTTCAATTTAGTGTTACCGGTCAAAGAGAAGATGAGTTAAAATTAATGGAGGCTGAAAATAATATTTTAGCCATTAAAGCTCAACTTCAAGGTTTTATTACTGAGCAAGACCAAGCAAGAATATCTTTAATTAGCGAGAGATTGCAGATGGAAAATACTGCATCAAGAAATGCTATTGATATTGATAATGCTCAAATTGATACTACTAATGCTTTAATTAAAACTGAGGGGGAAAGATTAAAAGAGCAAGAGCAAGCATTAAAACAAAGACTTCGTGATGAAGCTCAATTTTACCAATCATTAGAGCATCAGTTCGAAATGGGAAGTACAAGAAGAGCTGAAATAGAAATAGAGGGAAGCCAAAGATTAGCTGAAATAAGAAATGCTTTACAAACTAATTTAGATGAGCAACAAACTTATTTTTACAATAGGGATCAAGAGTTAAGACAAGCAGTAATAAACAATGAATTAGAAGCGTATTCATCTCGTTTATTTGCATTGCAGAAATTTAATGAGGAAGCACAAAAATCAACACAAGTAAGTGAAGATGAAAAGCGTAAGATTGCAAATGAAACTTTGGTGCAACAAAGAATTATTGAGAATCAAAGACTTTCAATGGTTGCTAATACTCTTGGTAATATTTCTTCATTATTTGAGGAATCATCAACTGCTGGTAAGGCATTTGCAGTTGCACAATCTTTAATTAATACCTATCAAGGTATTACTGCTGAGTTAGCTACCAAGACTGCTACGCCATTTGAGTTTGGTTTAAAAGTGGCTAATGTTGCTACCGTTGCAGCAATGGGTTTTAAAGCAGTTAGAGATATTATTAATACTCAGCCATCAACATCGGGAGGAGGTATGGAAATGAGTGGCGCAGCTCCATCATCAGCAGCTCCACAATTTAATGTAGTAGGTGCAAGTGGTATTAATCAAGTAGTACAAACTATTAATAAGCAAGCTAATACACCAGTAAAAGCTTATGTAGTTGCAAAGGATGTAACAACTGCACAAAGCTTAGATCGTAATATTGTAAGTTCTGCATCTATGTAGTGAAAATAAAACAATCAAATTTTAAATCGTTTATAGGTTATGCGAATAGTGGAATTAATTATTGATAAAGATACTGATGGTATTGATGCAGTTTCCCTTGTCGACTTTCCTGCAATAGAGAGCAACTTTGTCGCTTTAAATAAGGAATACGAGGTTAAGCTTGCCGAAGTGGATGCAGAGAAACGGATATTGATGGGAGCTGCATTAATACCAAACAAGCAGATTTATCGTAAGTATGGAAAGGATGAGTTTTATGTTTTCTTTTCAAAAGAAACCGTAAAGCTTGCTTCTGAATTGTTCCTAAAAAATGGAAACCAGTCAAATGCTACCTTGCAACATAATAGCAAGATTGATGGCATGACCGTAGTAGAATCTTGGATTATAGATGATGTTAATAACGACAAATCTAATGCTTACGGATTCTCTTTGCCTGAGGGTACTTGGATGATTTCTATGAAAGCAGATAATGACAAGGTTTGGCAAGATGTCAAAGAGGGAAAGGTAAAAGGCTTTTCTATTGAGGGATATTTTGCAGATAAATTGGAGATGGCTCAACAAGTAGAGCTTGAATCTTATTCCGATTATAGCGATGAGATTAAAAACAATGCTAAAAGAGGCATTGAATTAAACGAGCAAAATGGTAATAAATGTGCAACTCAGACTGGTAAAGTAAGAGCGCAACAATTAGCCAATGGCGAGCCAATTTCAGTTGAAACAATTAAGAGAATGTACTCTTATTTAAGTAGAGCTGAAACATACTACGATAATGCTGATTCGCAAAATGATTGTGGATATATCAGCTATTTACTTTGGGGTGGAAAGTCTGCCTTAGGTTATAGCAGAAACAAATTAAAGGAATTAGGTTTATTAGAATTAGAAGAGCAAAAAATTGTTGACCAAATTATTCAAATTTTACAAGATGGCGAAGAATAAAACTACATCTCCACAAGGAGGAAATCGTGCTTGCTTATGTGAGGATGGCACATATTCACAAGATTGTTGCAAAGGGGAAATTATTAATCAAGGGATTGGATCATTGGTACAACAAGTAACTACTCCATCCAATGTGGTTAATACAAATGCTCCAAGAACTATTGTAAGCGTAAATTAATCAAATAAATATAATATGTACAAAAACAAGTTAAACCAAATCAAGGCATTACTTGCATTAGAGGTTAAGCTTGCTCAAATGAAGCTCGAAGATGGTATTACCGTTGTTGAAGCTGAATCTTTTGAGCCTGATTTCTCTGTTGGAATAGTAACTGCTGATGGGATTGTACCGATGCCAATAGGCGAGTACAAAATGGAAGATGGCAGTATCTTGGTTGTTGAGGTTGAGGGCATTATTGCTGAAATCAAACAAGAAGAGGCTGAAGAGGAAGTTGAGATTGAGGTTGAGTCTGCACCTGAAGAGGTTGTTGAGCCTATGATGGAAGCAGAAGCACCAGCTCCAGCTCCTAAGCGTATTGTAGAATCAGTTTCTAAGGAAACATTCTTCGAGGCACAAATTGAAGCATTGCGCAATGAACTTGCTGAAATCAAGGCAGAGAACGAGGCTTTAAAATTGTCAAAGCAAACATTAGAGGTTGAATTGTCAAATGTTGAGGAGGGTGCAGAAGCAATCGTACCTAATCCTGAGGCAGAAAGCAAAACATCATCATTTAAGTTATCAAAAAATCGTGTTCGTTCAATCGAAGATTCAGTATTTTCAAAAATTTTTAACAAATAATTAACAAATAATGGCTACTACAACAAGCATTACAACAACTTATGCTGGCGAATTTAAGGATCAAATTATCGCTGCTGCATTATTATCTGCACCAACTATCGAAGCTGGTGGTATTACCGTTAAACCATCTATCAAGTACAAAGAGGTTATCAAGAAATTGTCTACTGATGCAATCTTGAAAAACGCTACTTGCGATTTCGATGCTACTTCTACGGTTACTTTAACTGAGCGTATCTTGACTCCTGAGGAGTTCCAAGTAAATTTACAACTTTGCAAGAAAGATTTCCATTCAGATTGGTTATCAGCACAACAAGGTTATAGCGCATTCGATACATTGCCTACATCTTTTGCTGATTTCTTAGTTGCTCATGTTGCTGCTAAAGTTGCTGCAAAGAACGAAACTAACATTTGGTCAGGTGTTAATGCTAACGCTGGCGAGTTTGATGGTTTCGCTACATTGTTAGCTGCTGATGCTGCTCTTCCTGCTGCTCAAGAAGTTGCTGGAACTACGGTAACTGCTGCCAATGTTGTTGCTGAGTTAGGCAAGATTGTTGATGCAATCCCTGCTGCTCTTTACGGAAACGATGGCTTATATCTTTATGTATCTCAAAACATTGCTCGTGCTTATGTTCGTGCTTTGGGTGGATTTGGTGCATCAGGCTTAGGAGCTAACGGTACTAACTCATTGGGAACTCAATGGTACAACAATGGCTCATTGTCTTTCGATGGTGTTAAAATCTTCGTAGCAAATGGTATGGCTGCTAACAGAGCTATCGCAACTACTAAGGATAACTTATTCTTTGGAACTGGCTTATTGACTGACCACACTGAGGTTAAGTTAATTGACATGTCAGACATTGATGGATCACAAAATGTTCGTGTTGTTATGCGATTGACTGCTGGTGTTCAGTACGGAATCGTAGAAGATATCGTTACTTACGGTATCACTAACTCTGCTAACTAATAGCATTTTATAGCACCTCCTTAATTGGGGGTGCTTGTTTTCATCATTTAAATTATTTAATATGTCTTGCGATATTTCATTAGGTAGATTAGAGCCTTGCAAAACAAGTAACGGAGGTTTAAAAGCCGTTTACTTTGTTAACTGGGGCGATGCTACTGGAGTAACATACGATGCTACCGATACGGATGCTATTACGGCAGTAGCTGGTACTCCAACTGCATACAAGTATGATTTGAAAGGAAACTCATCTTTTGAGCAGACAATCACATCATCAAGAGAGAATGGCACTACTTTCTTCGAGCAAACTCTAAACTTGACTTTGAAGAAATTAACAATTAAAGACCACAAGCAAATCAAATTGCTTGCTTACGGCAGACCACAAGTTATTGTTCAAGATAACAATGACAACTATTTTTGGTGTGGCTTAGAGCATGGAATGGATGTAACTGGTGGAACTATTGTTACTGGTGCAGCGATGGGAGATTTATCAGGATACACTTTGGTTTTAAGTGGACAAGAGAATGTTCCTGCTAACTTTATCATTACATCATTGACTACTGCTGGCTTTACGGTTGTATCAGGAGTTTAATTTTAGTTGTTTTTTTAGGGTTTGAAATTGGGTAGGCAGATGTCCTGCCCTTTTTCATTTAAAAACAAACCTATACTATTATCGTTTATTAATTATGATAATATTGAGAGAATCAGCATTAGCGCAAGAGGTTAAATTTATACCTACACGACTTGCAACTGCTAACAAGTTATTTTTGCGAAACGAAACTACCAATGTAGAAGTTGAGTATGCAATTACTTGTACTGCTGAAAGTTTCTATTTAAAATTTAGTAGGATTGTAGCCTTAGAGCAAGGACATTTTTACACCATGACTATCAAGAATAATACGGATTTAGTGTATCTTGATAAAGTATTTTGTACTAACCAAGATATTGATACATATTCAGTTAACAAAGATGAATATGTTGCACACAATCAAAACATAATTTTCTATGAGTAATATTCACTTCGTGGAATTGGAGGCATACAAAGCTCCTAAATCAATCGAAAGCAACAAGAATAACTGGGTTGAGTTTGGCGATAATAACGACTATTATGGTTATTTAAATGACCGGTATAATAACTCTACTACTAACAACTCAGTAATCAACTCAATTACCAAGCTTATTTATGGCAAAGGCTTAGATGCAACTGATTCTAATCGTAAGCCAAATGAATACGCTCAGATGAAGATGTTACTTCGCAAGGATGTTGTGAAGAAATTGGTTGTTGATTACAAGCGTTTAGGACAAGGATATTTGCAGTTGATTTACAACAAAGCAAAGAATTCTATTGTTCGTGTTGAACACATGCCTACGATGAATATTCGTGTGGAA